GCGATGAATTTCCGGTCGCTGGGCTGTTTTGCCGTGATGCTCGGGACCTGGGCCGGGCTGGAGACGCTGGTGCCGCAGATGCTGACAGGCCACACGGTGCTGTATCACGGACTCAATTATCTGCTGCTCATACTGCTGCCTTATCCGGCAGTCCAGTTCACCAATTCGCTGCTGCTGACGCCGAAGAAGATCTATGCAAGGATCACTTTTTTTGCGACCCTGGCCGATTTTCTGCTGTGCGTCCTGCTGAATTTCCTGCGGATCAGGGACTACCATGAGATGCTTCCCGTGATCCACGGCATGCTGATCCTGACGGCGCTGATGATCATTGTCATGTTTGTTATTAATGCCCGTGAATGCCGCGAAAAACAGGTCCCGGACCCGAACCGGATCGTATTTCTGGCTTACGGTATCCTGCTGCTTTTCGGCGTTGCGGATGTGCTGCGGTACCGCTTTTCGGGATCGGGCGTGGAGGATGCGGGCTATTTCATGCGCATCGGGATCCTGCTGTTTGTCCTGATCCTGTTCATCCGGTCCATGGTTTATCTGATGCGGCGGCTTCAGCTGGCAAGCGAAACGGAGACCATCAGCCGGATCGCTTATGCGGATGCCCTGACGGGCGCCGGCAACCGTGCCGCATTTCTTAAAAAGGAGCAGGAACTGCAGCAGGAAATGCAGAGCGGGGCCGTGGACGAGGTCATGATCTGCCAGTTCGATGTCAATAACCTGAAGCTGGTCAATGACCGATACGGCCATGCGGTCGGGGACAGCTATATCCGCTCGACCGCCGGCATCATTACGGATTCTTTTGGAAAAGACGGGTTCTGCTACCGGATCGGCGGCGACGAGTTTACCGCCTTCCTGGTAAGCCGGGCGGATACGCCGGACAGCCATGCGGAAACAAAGACGGGATCGCCCGTAAAACAGGCTGCCGGGGAAGAGGGCGGTGCGGTGCCGGATCCGGAAACGGCCTGCTCGGAAAAAATGGACCGGAAGTTCCGGGAATGCTACTCTCAGATGCGGGCGCTGGAAGACTCGTTCAACAGTAAGGCACCGCTCGGGATCCGCATGTATATCGCCTGCGGACATGCCGTCTGCACAAAAGCCAGCACGCATTCTCTGGAAGATGCGGAAAAAGAGGCGGACCGCAGGATGTATGCCGATAAACGGAATTCCAAAAAAGATGCGGTGCCGGCGACGGTATAAATATTTCTTGCCTGCTATTTTGAATGATAATATAATTATTTCGTCCGTTTTATGTGATACGCGGCGGAATATCCGCAGGATGTGTCAGCCGCGGGAGCAAGGCGGACGGAAAGCAAGGGTAATCTATGTCGAGTATTCTTAAAGATGATCAGTATTTTAACAACGAATCAGACTTCTGCCGTGTCTCCGGAACGGCGGCCAAGGAAAAACTGGAAAAGATCTTTCTGGAAAACAGGATTTCCTATTTTGTGAAATGGGATGACCGTCCTTTCCTCAGCAAACTGTTCAGCGGCAGCGGAAGAGAAAAAAATGTCTTCATCATCCGGATCAACAACGGTGACATTGCCAAGGCAGCGCAGCTGGTAAAGGGCCTGCAGGGCGTGACCGTTATCGGCAAGGAACCGGAGCATGACTGGTCCCCGAAGGAAAAGCTTCTCCGGGAACAGCAGGCGCTGCGCGATCTGGAAACAGACGAGGACAGCGACGACGGACGCGATGAAGAACAGGATGAAGACCGCAGCAGAAATCGCAGCAGGACCAGGGGTGAGAATGAGAAAGAGGACAGACACAAGAGAGACTACAGGTAAAAATCAGGGGACCGGCGGCAGGCAGACTGCCGGCCGGTCTTCTTGCAAATCGTCCCGCTGCCCGGTTTCGTCCCGCTGCGGCGGCTGCACGATGATCGATGTTCCCTATGACGAGCAGCTGAAGGGAAAACAGGCGCTTGTCGAGGGCTGCATCGGCCGCTTCGGTCCCGTCGATCCGGCCATCCGTATGAAAAATCCCGATCATTACCGCAATAAGGTGACTTCCGTGTTCGGGATGGACCGGAAAAACAAGCCGGTCTGCGGTGTATATGCAAAAGGAACGCATGAGGTGGTCCCTGTGGATCACTGTCTGCTGGAAGACCGGCGCTCGGATGCCATTGTTCAGTCCGTGATGTCGCTTCTGCCGTCCTTTAAGATCCGCGTCTACGATGAGGACCGCGGTACAGGCATTCTCCGCTATGTGCAGGTGCGCACGGCGCATGCTACCGGCCAGGTGATGGTCACGATCGTCACGGCCGATCCTGTTTTCCCCTCCAAGAATAATTTCGTAAAAGCGCTGCTGAAGCTGCAGCCGGAGATCACGACGATCGTCCAGAACGTCAATCGCCGCACGGACAGCCTGGTTCTCGGCGAGCGCGAGCATGTCCTGTACGGCCCGGGGTATATCGAGGACCGTCTGTGCGGAAAGATATTCCGTATTTCTTCGCGTGCGTTCTACCAGATCAATTCGATCCAGACGGAAAAGCTGTATCACATTGCGGTCGATGCGGCCGGTCTGTCCGGGAAGGAGACTGTGCTGGACGCGTACTGCGGCATCGGTACGATCGGCATCTGCGCTTCGGATCAGGCAAAACAGGTCATCAGCGTGGAACTGAATCCGGATGCGGTTCGGGACGCGGTTAAGAATTGTGCCCTGAATCATGCCGCGAATGTTTCGGTGTACCAGGGAGACGCCGGCGTCTTTATGCAGAAACTGGCAGAAAGCAGCGGCTCTGCGGAAAATGAAACGCCGGATGGCGTGAACGGCGCAGGGGAAGACAGAGTTCCCAGAATCGACGTGCTCTTCATGGATCCGCCGCGCGCGGGCGCTTCGCAGGACTTCCTTTCGACTGCCTGCATGATGGCGCCGAAGAAGATCGTCTATGTTTCCTGCGATCCCGTGACACTCGGCAGGGACGTGAAATACCTGACGGAACACGGCTATACCATGAAGAAGGCAGTGCCGGTGGACATGTTCCCGTATGTGGAACACGTCGAGACGGTGGTATTGATGTCAAGAGTAGAAGGAAAATAAGCTTGAAAGCCCTTGATTTCAGGGCATTTGCGGGTTTGGAGGAAAAGCAGCTGAGGGGCGCAGAATCCTCTGTGGAAACTTATCCAAGGCTGTCAAGCAATGCGCTTGAAGAATGAATTGACATTCAGTTGGCGAATTAGATGTTTTCCGTAGGGTTTAGGCTGCGGATTAGATGTTTTGCCGCTGAGTGAGCGGAATAGATGTCAAGGAAGACAAACTGGAATTTGAACCGAAGATTATATATTAGGCATTGTATATATAGATTGGCTTGCACCAGAATGAAAAGTATGGTACAATAATTTAAAATAATGATAGGGGTGGAAAGATGCGTATTATTTCTTGCTAAATATTAAGGCATAATAGGATGTCCTGGGCGCTTAAAGTGCCTGCTTTTGTTATGCCTATGCAAGAAAGTTACCATCTTCTTTAACTCTAAACGCATAGCTTTGTCTTGCCTTTCTGGCTGGACTTTGTCCGTTTATGGGCTGCAAGAATGTACTTTCTTGCAGCCCATAATTTTTAAGGAGGACAAAAGCATGTCGCTTATTAACGTAAATAATTTGACTTTTTCATATCCGGGAAGTTACGACAATATTTTTGAAAATGTCAGCTTCCAAATTGACACGAATTGGAAACTGGGTTTCATCGGAAGAAACGGCAGAGGGAAAACAACTTTTTTAAATTTACTGCTTGGCAAGTTTGAATACAGCGGAAATATTTCATCTTCGGTCGACTTTGAGTATTTTCCTTATACGGTGGCTGACGAAACACAAAACACGATGGATGTTATCAATAGCATTTGTAAGGATTTTCTGCAATGGGAACTGCTGCGGGAGCTGTCATTGCTTGATGTGTCGGAGGATGTGTTGTATCGTCCGTTTCAAACGTTGTCAAATGGTGAAAAGACTAAGGTTTTGCTTGCTGTTCTATTTCTCAAAGAAAACAGCTTTTTACTCATTGATGAACCTACAAATCATCTTGATATCGCAGCGCGCTCAATCGTAAGCAGATATCTGAAATCCAAAAGCGGATTTCTCTTAGTATCACATGACAGAGCTTTTTTAGACGGCTGCATAGACCATGTGCTTTCCATTAATAAAACAAATATTGAAATACAGAGCGGTAACTTTTCCTCGTGGCTTGTGAACAAGGAACGACAAGATAACTTTGAGCTTGCTGAAAACGAAAAGCTAAAAAAAGAGGTTAAACGTCTTCAAAAAACCGCAAGAGAAAAAAGGAATTGGGCGGATACTGCAGAGCGTCGAAAAGTTGGATTTGATTCAACTGCGACCGATAGTAGTAGCGCAGGCAAACGTCCTCTCCAAGGTGCAAAATCAAAAAAGCTTATGAAAAGAGTCAAAGCTATTGAGGAACGTCAAGAATCTGCCATTGAAGAAAAGTCTAAACTGGTCAAAAATATTGAAAATGCTGACAATTTAAAATTAACACAGCTTTCTTATCATGCAAGCCGGCTTGCAGAGCTATCCGATGTTTCCATTTTCTATGATGGAAAAACAGTTTGTCAGGATATCAGCTTTACCATAGAATGTGGTGACCGTATTGCTCTTGTAGGCAAAAACGGAAGTGGAAAATCAAGCATACTAAAGCTTATTTGCGGTGAGAATATAACTCATACTGGTATTTTTGAAAAAGGCAGCCAATTGACCATTTCGTATGTTTCGCAGGATACTTCATTTTTAAGCGGAAATTTGTCAGATTACGCTTTACAAAACAAAATTGATGAGAGCCTTTTCAAAGCAATTCTTCGCAAGCTTGATTTTTCGAGAATACAATTTGATAAGAATATGCGTGATTTTAGTGGCGGTCAAAAGAAAAAAGTATTGATTGCAAGAAGTCTTTGCGAAAACGCTCACCTATATATTTGGGACGAACCGTTAAATTATATTGATGTAATATCTCGTATGCAAATTGAGAATTTAATTTTGCAGTTCAAACCAACCATTTTGTTCGTTGAACATGACAGTACCTTTTGTGAGAAAATTGCGACGAAAAAAGTGAAGTTATAGTTTTGTGATATGAGCATGATCTTTTTCTTGATTAAATTCCGATTTGTACAAACAAGAGAGCAAGCCACTTCATAGGTAAGATTCCTATCGGAGCAGCCTGCTCTTTTATTCTGCAATATCCACACTGACGCCGGATTTGAATTCGACGGTGAACTTATCCGTGTATATTGTGATGCTTTTTATAAGCTTCCTGACGAGAGATTCATCGAACACATGAATTTCTGTATTCTGCATGGCGACGAAATCCTGCAGTTCCTTGATCCGGTTCATGGCTTCTTCTCTACGGTGATTGTCGACCGTGGACTGTTTCTTCATTTCCTGCAGGCGAACCATCTCGTCAGTGATGGCATTGTAGTCTTTGCCGCCCTCGACCTTTCGAAGCAGCTCTTTCTGTAAATCTTCAAGCCTCAGTTGGATGCCTTCCGGTGAGAGAGTGTCGGTTGTGACGACGGCCCTGGCTACGTTTTCCTGCAGCTGGGCCAAGAACTCTTTCCTGCCTCGTAGAATCCGGTTTAAGGATTTGACCGTGACGTCCTCAAGGGCAGCTTCATTTACCGTCCGATTCGTACAGTTGCTCTCAGCTTCCGATGGCTCCAAGCGGCTGATGCAGCGCCAGACAATGGATTTGCAGCCGTGATTGTTCCAATGGACGCGCCTGTAAAGCTCGCCGCACTCTCCGCAGAAAATCATCTGCGCAAAGCAATGATTGCAGGAGTAGGTGCGTTTCTTGCCTGTCGGGCTCTTGTGCACGACGCGCCTGCGGACAAGTTCCTCCTGTACCTGCATGAAGATTTCTTTCGGAATGATGGGAGGATGATCGTCCTCAACATAGTATTGCGGCACGATGCCAGTGTTCTTGATTCGTTTCTTTGTAAGGAAGTCGGTGGTATAGGTTTTCTGCAAAAGGGCATCGCCCATGTATTTTTCGTTCCGGAGAATCTTGTTGATCGTGCTCGTGTGCCATTTTTCTTTTCCGGCACCGGTAAGGATGTGATCCGCCTCAAGTCCGGAGGCTATTTTGTCCATGCTGAGGCCTTCGAGATATTCGCGATAGATGCGCTTCACAACTTCGGACTGCTCAGCGTCAATTATGAGCTTTCCGTCATTGTCTTTCGAGTAACCGAGGAAGCGGTTGTGATTAACGCTTACCTTTCCCTGCTGGTAACGATACTGCAGACCGAGCTTTACATTCTGCGAAAGACTCTGGCTTTCCTGCTGGGCAAGGGAAGCCATAATCGTTATAAGAACCTCGCCCTTGGCATCCATTGTGTTGATGGATTCCTTTTCAAAGTAGACCGGGATATTTTTATCCTTGAGCTGCCGGATATACTGCAGGCAATCAAGAGTGTTGCGGGCGAATCGGCTGATGGATTTTGTGATGATCATGTCGATGTTTCCGGCCATACACTCATCAATCATGCGGTTGAACTCATCACGCTTTTTTGTGTTGGTGCCGGAAATACCGTCATCAGCAAAAATACCTGCAAGCTCCCATTCCGGATTCTTCTGAATGTATTCTGTGTAGTGGGAGACCTGTGCGTCGTAGCTGGTTTCCTGTTCGTCAGAATCGGTGCTGACACGGCAGTATGCGGCGACGCGGAGCTTAGGAGCTTCCTCTTTACTGATGTTGTTTCCGACCTGCCTTTTTGCCGGAATAAATGTAACGCTTGCCATCAAATCACCGACCTTTCTATCAGGCTGTAAATGTACTCGGCCTGCGCTGCCGGGTTATCGTAATGTTCAATCATTTTTCCAATGTAAAACTGCGTAGGAGCTGACCGTTCCACCTTATTTTGTTTTCTGTTCAACCGTCCGAGAGCTTTTGCTCGACGCTGCTTTTCGGCTTCGGCCTGTTCGAAGGTTTCCTTGTCAATGAGGGCCGGATAGAAGCTGTCGCCGAGATAATGACGATTTCCCATGATTCGTTTGGCACCACAATGCTTTACGTCAATACCGGCATCATTGGCAGCCTTCTGTAATGAAGCACCTGCAAGATAGGCTTCATACAGGGTTTGAATTTTTACGACAGCTTCATTGTCAATAACTGCCTTTCCATTTTCAATCTTGTACCCATAGGGTGTGTGTCCCATTTTCATATCCTTTCCGTGAGCGAGAGGCCACATTTTAGTTCGAAGCGGTACTCGGTTCTGCTGATTACAGTTATCCGGCTCACATGTTTTTCAAATAATTCTTCATTGAAGGTTTCCAACATTTCCTCTTTTTCGGCAAAGTGAAGAAGGGCGGTTGCTGCATTGACCTTAGAAACATCCGACGAAACGTTATTGCTTTGCGCATCCATTTCTTTTCGGATGCGGTCAGCCTTTGTCAGAAGCTCATTTGTTTCCTTTGTAAAGAGTACCTTATCGAGAAATCCTTGTGCGGCCAGTTGCTGGAGCCTTTCACGCTGCTCGGTGTTCTGAGCGAGTTCAGTCGTCAGCTCCTGAATCCGGCGCAGGGAATCGTCTGTGGATTCTGTCTTGAGGGCCTCTGTATAAGGCTTCAGCACGTAGCGATGAGCGAAAACAAGCTTGTTCATCATCGTGACAAAAGCCAGCTTCAGGTCATCGTCCTTTATGGATTTCATGCTGCAGGCGTTCTTGTCGTTCAGATGCGTATTACAGCACCATGCTATGTAACTGTCGCCAGATGTGTAATGCGTTCGGCGTTTGAAGGTGCTGCCGCATTTGCCGCAGATTATTTTCCCTGAGAAGGCATAGCGCTTCTGGTACTTCTCACTGTCTGGAATGACGTTTTTCTCTTTGGCGTGCTGCTTTAACATCTTACCAGCGGCTTCAAACTCGCTGTGGCTGATGATTGCCTCGTGATGATCTGATACAAAGTACTGATTTTTCTCACCGCGATTGTGGTGGCGGTTGAACTGCGCATCCGTGTAGGTCTTCTGGAAAAGAACATCGCCGGTATACTTCTCATTTGTCAGAATCCCTTTGACTGTGGATGCGCTCCAGTGATGGCCTTTCCTGGTAGGAATCTTTTCTTCATTCAGCATGTTGGCAATTTTTGCGGTGCCAATGCCGGAAAGAGCAGAAGCGAAAATCCTTTTTACAATTGCCGCCTGCTCCGGGTTGACGACTATGTTCTGCTTATTCCAATCGTAGCCGTAGGGCGGGCATCCGATCTTGAACGTCGCGTTTTCAAATCGGCGCTGCACAGACCACTTGCTATTCTCTGAAATGGATAGGGATTCGTCTGCAGCCATACTGGAAAGGATTGATAGGAATAATTCGCTTTCCATAGAGCCGGTATTGATGTTTTCCTTTTCAAAGTAAACAGGAATATTCAGGTTGAGAAGCTTTCTGACAAGCTCAAGGCAGTCAGCAGTGTTGCGGCTGAAGCGACTGATTGATTTCGAGATGATAAAATCTATCTTCCCGGCTTTGCAGTCGGCAAGCATGCGGTTCAGCTCAGGACGTTTCTCCTTCTTTGTACCTGTGATGCCTTCATCATAATAAACGCCAGCGCACTTCCAATCATTCCGGGCAGCAATATAGTTTTCATAGTGTGTGACCTGTGCTTCAAGACTTTCTGCTTGCGCGTCAGAGTCTGTGCTGACACGGCAATAAGCAGCTACGCGGAGCTTTCGCTTTGCATCAGTTACATTTTTGTTTTCTTCGATTTTTGTTATTTTTTTCAAGGGTTCATCCTCCTTTCCGCATGTCTATACATCACTCTGAATGCCTATACTATCAAGCATTATTCGGATATATTTCCGCGAACAAGGGAGAGAAAGTTTTAAGGTTGATGTCCGATAATTTGTTGAATTCAGCAACGGATATGAGCCCGGAATCAAGCATTGTTTTCGCGATGGCCTGAGCTCTTTTGTAGTCAAGGTCTCCCTGAATGCGCTCCTGTGTGAAATATCCAGTTGGAGCACTTGTATTATTGTCTGTCATAACTTATCCACCTCCAATTTCCCACTGGAGATGAACGAGCGATTTGAGCGGAAGAAAATAAAAAAAAGCCTGCGGGCATTCCAAAAAGGAACACTCGCAGGTGAAAAACTGGATATATGGTTATTTCACTCTGATCTTCCAGCCGACCAGAATCAGATTAACATTTTGAATCAGTGAGCTGTTCATGGACTGGATAGCAGAAACCGTTGTACCGTACTGGTGGGCGATGGCAGAGAGCGTATCGCCTGACTTTACGGTGTAATAAACAGGATGAGGTTCATTATGGACGCCGCACAGCTCGTTCACCTTGGTCTGCACGGAATCATAATCATAACCGGCAGCAGAAAGACGATTCTTACGTTCTTCGCCGTTGCCCCAGTTCCCGGCGAGCACTTCCTGCGCCAGCTCATCAACGGTTTTTGAAGATACAGGCGTCTCGCTTGAATCTATGGCATACTTTGGAACGCCGTAGCCTCGGATGTACTTGCCACCGACCTGCAGAGTACGCCTGCCGACCGCATCGTTTTTATTGCCTTCGATAACGGTGATATCACTGCTGGATACACTTTCCACGATACCGACATGATCCGGCCATCCTTCATTATCGCCACACCCGGAGTCCTGCCAGTCATAAAAGATTACATCTCCGGGAGCTGGGACGTAGTTGTCATCCTCGACCCATTCTCCGAGCACCATAAACAGGATAAGCATTTGCCCGCATCCGCATTCAGTCGGGATGATAGAAGTTGTTCCGCATTGAATAGAAACAGCAGAAACAAAGGTGGCACACCAGGCATCCGTGTATTGGACTGCATAGCCTCTGGCGAGATGCTTATGGTTATTGTAGACATCAATGATTTCTCTATGGCTGCCGTCAGATTCATTCCTTCCAATCCAGGCTCTGGCCTGCGCAAGGACACGGTCGCGCTGGGAAGATACAGGGATAGTTACTGCTGGCACAGGAGTTTCGTTTCCTGTCCGAGGATACCCATTAAATCCTTTGCCAATGATGACTG